AGAGATGTCTTATATTATATTAGGAGTATAATATAAATAATATAATATAATGAGCGATACAATAAATCTTGATATAGAAGAAAAAGTAAACGTTCTATTTAAATCTGCCCTTGGGTTTCCATCAGCGGAAGAATCAAGACAATGGTATGAAGAAACTACAGTTCCATTTAATAATTATATAATAGGAGAAAACATATTTTTAGATGAAGTTCCATTTTCTCCAGATTTCAATACAAATGGTACTGTTAGAACAGCTACAGAAATAGGACTTACATCAGGAGACTTCGCACAATATACGGATAATGCCATAGATAAGTCAACGTGTAGTATTGTAGATGATTCATCTGGAACAGTTCGACGATATAATTTACTAATTTTAGAAGAAACCCCCGAACTAGCTAAGCCATATTCATCTTGGTATAAATTGAATAGTGATTCTGATAATGTTATAAAAGATTCATTGCAATTTAATTATAAACAGTATACCGAGAATTCTGTATTAAAACAGCCATATATATACAAATTAAATACTCAGGACTCACCAAGCACACCTATGCCTTTCGGTAAATTTGGTGGAAATTGGCTTGTTGATTTTAAATCAGGAATTATCCTATTTTCCGATGTTGATAATTTTACAAATGGTACACAAACTAACTCAGCATTTCAAATAAACAGTAATAATCGTCCGGTATTAAGTATTTATACATACATTGGTAGAAAAGGACTTGAAAAAATGATAACTACCGGAGATGACGTTAGTGAAATCACAGAACCCAGACTTAACCAAATATTCATTAGTAAAACTGATAATTATATGCGTAAATATGACGGGACACAATGGCTATCAATTGGAGGGAGCACCGAAATTGATGCTGACTTAGATTTAAAAGCACCTAAGGATAGTCCAACATTTACAGGAAACGCTCGGATGGATGGAGGTTTTATAAAACAATGGTTTTAGATAATATATACTCATAAATATATACTATGTCTATTGCTACACTAAAAAGAAAGACACAAACAAAATATAATAATATGAGTGTGGGTAGTACTCAAGGATTTTCACTTAATGGTGTGTTTCGCAACCAAGGTTATGTAGGGCAAACATCATTATCTCGTTCATTACCTAGAACCTTACAGCAAGGGCACGGTGGATGTTGTGGAACTTATAATAATGTTCCAGTAGTAATGTCTTCTGTAACAAGCACGGAAGATTCAAAAACTATCAAAAAAAGCGTTATGGGTACTTCCGGTATGTTAAGTTCAAAATATAGATGGGTGCGTCGTCCTCAACCACACACCTCTGTAAAACCAGATGTAAATAATAACACTTCCGACCAAAGCACATACATTACTAACAAAATAAAGAAGACAGTATTGGAAATTAAAAAGGGAAACAACCCAGATGACTCTTCTTGCACTAATATAAATACTACCACCAGTTCTTGTGAACTGTGTGAAAGTGTACGTCCCGAGGAGGAATATCTTCCTATTTCTAGCGGACAGTATACCGAACTATTAACTGATGCTTGTCAGGAAAACGATGTGGTTACTGAGAGACCAACACGTGGAGCACCATTACCAGGATTATAAAATTGAAAATATGTAAATAATACAACATATATTATTGTATTATTTGAAATGTCAAATCCGGACCCAGAATTAGAAGCTTATTTACAAAGTCTTTCACCGAAAGAGGTTAAGGCTTACCATATTGCCAAAGACCATCTCGGGATGACATATCAATATGAAAAAAGTATTGGCTATTTAGCATGGAAAAAAAGTCAATCCGAAAACAAATAAACATCTCTTATTTCTGCTGTTTTAATTTAAAATCTTTATAATTCATTACCTGCGTCTGAAGCTTAGACTCACTAGTAACCCCATTAAGTAAATTTGTCTGGAACCCATTCAGCTTATTTTCTTTTTTGATTGGTTGAATAATTGAATAATTCCTAACAGGTCCTAATGATATAAACTTGTTACGATAATAAACACGTTCAGGTTTACTTGACTTATTATCATCCCCCTTTTTTGTGGTTGAACTCGATGGTTTGTTTCTCTTAAGTTTTGCGAAAGGCGCATCTTTAAACATTGATTTACCATAACTATTTTTATCTGCGTCTTTTGTCTTCTTCTTTTCAACAATATGTATTTGTATAAATGGTGAAGGCTCTTTTTCAGGGGTTGTTTCATCATCCACGAAAAAATCTCTACATCTATACATTCTGACATATTTCATAGCAACCGCATTTAAGATGGTATAAGAAATAGGTTGTGAATCCGAATAATATGAAAACCCTTGTTTATATGGGTCATAAAACATAATAATATTCCCTTTGGGTGTGTGTTCTATCAATGTTTTCAGTTTCCACTTTTTTTCTAATTCATTATTAATATCTTTCATTGTTGTTGAATAGTCGTCTTTGGAATAAAATTCTTTATCTATATTTGAATTCATATCAATATTGGATTGTTTGTATGTTTCCAAGAACGCAGTAGTGTGTTTACTATTATATTCTTTTGTAATATCTATTGGTGGTAATATTACTTTTGTATTCATATGTTTCATTATACGTCTCCATATTATATTCCCACCAATAAATGCTATAGGTTTAATCAAGGTTGTAATATTCGAGGAGAATACCATACGCTTTATTATATATTCACGCATCGGTTTCATAAAAAAATCCATATCGTTGTTATAATTATATGGATGTATGTTTATGCCGTTTTAATGTAAATTATTAGTCTTCTTTTTTAGAACTCTGTTCTTTAACTTCATTTAATCTTAACGCAAACAACTCCTTAATTTCACTGTTTAGAAATGGAACTTCAATGCGCTCATATGTCTTATATGGATTATCTGGATGAATACACACCAAATATAAATTGGTTACTTTTTTCCCGTATTTATGTTCTAGAATAGTTTTATACACATTCAATTGAAGAGCATAATGCCAAAAGTTAGTGTCAGGAAGGTGTGAAATACACGGAGTAGTTGAATATTTTCCGAAATTACTTTCGTGTTGAATTTCTTTGCATCTTTTCCAATCGTAAATTTGTAATGTTCCATCGGGGTTCTCAAAAATCATATCAACTGACCCAGAGAACTTCAACTCTTCATAATAAATCATCCATTCAGTACGATATGGCTTTAGTTCCTTGAAATCCTCCACAAATTTGTGGAAATAGGTAAACTCGATGCTATTATTTACTACTTCCTGATTATTGTAATAACACTCAATATCATAATGCATTCTGGTTCCAGCATTTGCTGCTTGGTCCCTGTTATCATCCCACATCTTATTAATTTCTTCTCGTGTCATTTTGTAGTATTTATATGATGGGTCTGTATCCCATTTTCTACTTTTTAAAATATTAGTAATAATCTTGTCTGAATCAAACTTTTCAAAATGGTAATGATTCCAGGTTGTCACAGATGTATATCCACCTCTGTCACCAAGAACAGTATAAATATGTGGTCCTTCTTCAAATGATATATCATTATCACGTGGGTGTGGATGGAGCTCAGCCAAGTAGGTTGGCACTGGGTATTCAACTTGTTCTACGAAATCAGTCATTGTATACTGTATTGTATTGTATGTAAATGTAAAAAAATATAGGGGGGTAGTGATAATTCAATTTTTTATGCTGTATATTCAACTATGCTTTTTAGGTTATGTTTAACCTGTGTAAATATATCCTTTCTTAATTTCTGAAATAAAGTATCTTCGGACATATTGCCACCAAGCACCTTTCCGTGGTAATCTAGATATAACTCAGTGTATCTTTCAGTTGTATTAATTTGTTCGCTATGGACGTCATACCAATATGTTTTAAAATCATATAAGAACTGATTTGAAATACGTCGTAAATATTTATCCAAATCGTTATTTGAGATCTTCATCCATTTCTTCGTGTTATTTTCATCCAATTTGAAGATATAGAATGTGGTTGAATTATCAAATGTTCGTATAGGCACTGTATCTGCGTCCAGTAGATTAATAGCGTTAGACATTAGATGTTTCAATCCCTCTAATAAATCCTTATCATAAACAATCTGTAAACTATTATGAACTTCTGTTAATATCCCACGTTTTATCCATTCTGAAAATGTCATTGACATACGGTCTACGTTTTCTTTATTATTCAAATATTCTAATATATTATATTTTCGTTTAGCTACTTGCTGTAAGCGATTATTATCTTTCTCAAGTTTGTCAATACGTATAGACATATGTTGAATTAGTTGGTACATTTCGTGCTGTGTTGGAATAGGTGCCAATAAATCCACCTCGTTATTCTGTTCGCGTCTTGATTTAAATACAAACTCGCAACATAACAAGTGTCTGTCATAATTAAACTTTTCTTTATAGTTTCGCTTGCAAAATTTACAGTCATATGTAGATGACATTGTTGTTGTTTTTACTAACATCTATTTCATAACAATCATTTTCAATTTTGCGAATATTTAGAAACTATTTGATAAATAATTTATCGTATATTTGTATACAATGTTAAAGAATATTTTGGCAAATAGTAGAGTACAGACAATTCTCGTTTCTCTTCTCGCTTTATTTACAATCACTCAATCATTAAAGTATATGGATTTATATGAAGGTATGGAGACCAAGAAAGATGTAAAAACCAGTACCGAGCATAAGAAAATTGCAAAATCATACAACTTTTAATAAATCCATAAACTATACCTATAGCAATAAACGTATGAACTATATATAATTTATCACATAGTATATTATATATAACACAATGAGCCAGTATTTTGATAAACGTGATTTATTTTTAGATCCCAAAGTAAAACAATATGGTAGTCATATGGTTATGTCTAACGTTCACAAACCTACAAAAACCAAATATGTAAATATTGACACTAAGTTTAGTGATGAATATAATAACTTTTCTGTGGCAAACTATAATATTACATTACCTGAACACATCAATGATGTCAAGTCCATTACGGTTACTAATATGGAACTACCTATGTCTTTTTATAATATATCAGCTTCATTAGGTAACAATAGTTTTCAGATTACCAATCTAGAAGTAGATACCACGCAACCATATTTAACACAATTAAGCACTGGTTCTATTAATAGTGATAATAAATTTGTAGATACCATTGTCATACCTGATGGATATTATACTATTGATGAATTAAAGACAACTATTAATAATCAAGTTGACAAAATAAAAAGAATTCCTACAAACAGCAAGGGAAATATTGTTGTAGATGAATACGGAAACATAGTATACCAAGTGGATGGAGTTACTATGTTAGCACTAACTGCTGATTATACCAATCTTGTATCAGGAACACCTAACTATATTGAATATGGAGATACCAATCACCCTTCTGTATCAGGTGTAAATGACTCAGGAAGTTATGTAGTTGACATATATGGTAATTATAAAGTTGAACTATTAAGTGAGAAAGATGTGTATGTAAATGGCAGTTCAACGACTACTACCGATTTGTCATATGTCTATGTAAGTAATAGTTTAAAGAATACGAGTGATTTGCGGTTTGATTATTATACAAAAGGCTCTATGGGTAATCAAGGATATTTTTATTCAACTGGTTCTAATATGGAAATCGATTTTACTATTAATGACAAAGGTAATTTTGATAAATACAATTTTAAATCCAAAATTGGATGGGCTTTGGGATTTCGTAATTTAAACTATACAATTATGTATAACTTTAATAACCAGGAAAGTGATTATGATCCTTCTGATGGATTTGGTCCAGAAGGACAACCACTAACGTATGGAGAATTTCTGGTTGATTTGAATTCTACACGATATGTATATTTGGCATTGGAGGAATTTAACAAAGGAAATCAAAATTCTTTCGTTTCACCAACCGCATCCTCATTAATCAACAAAAATATAATTGCTCGTATTTCATTAGACCGTGCTAATTATGGATTTGGAGAATATTTACCCGCAAATAAACAAAATGGATTTTTATTGAGTGATGTGCGTGGATATAGTGGTAAAATAGACCTACATAAACTGAATCTTCAAGTGGTAAGTGATATTGGAACACCATTACCATTGAATGGATACGATTTTTCATTATGCTTAGAGGTAGAGCACGATTAATATCCGAAAAATTGAATTCAAGTATTATATTTGAATTTAATAAAATACAAACTACTATAATGAGTGAATTTGAGAAAAGCATCGACGCGTTCAAATATGACGATACAAATTCATCAGAAACAAAACAAATTAATATTGGAAACACAAGTCCTCCTACTATGAATAATGGTTTGGATATAACTGAACTTTCAGTAGAACAAAAATACGCATATAGAAAATTTGTCAAGGGAGAAAACTTATTTATTACTGGGCCAGGAGGCACTGGTAAAACTCACTTAATAAAACATCTCCTTGAATTTTCTACAAGCATAAAAAAAGATATACCCGTATGTGCGATGACCGGATGTGCCGCAGTATTATTAGAATGTAATGCTAGAACCCTTCATTCTTGGAGTGGAATAAAGCTAGCAAAGGGCGAAAATTCAGCAGTTGTAACTAATGTGTTACGAAATAAACATACAGTAAGACGATGGCAGAAGGCAAAAGGATTGATACTAGATGAGGTTAGTATGTTATCTAAAAAAATATTTGAAATCATTGAACGACTAGCGCGAGTTATAAAAAAAGATTCTCGTCCATTTGGTGGAATGCAAGTAGTATTTACAGGTGATTTCTTTCAATTGCCACCAGTCGGTACTTCTGGTGAAGATGAAACACGTCAATTCTGTTTTGAATCTTCAAAATGGACGAACGTATTTAAACCAGAAAATCATATTGAATTAAAGACTATGTTCCGTCAAACAGATCCAGTGTATATAAACATTTTACATCAGATTCGTCGTGGATATCTGGATGAAGATAAACAAGCAATA